ATTTTATCTATGGGATGGGATCACGATACTTATTATTTTATTGTTCAATCAAAAACCTTTTAGACAATCCCTTAAAGGCTCTACGGAGCTTTTAAAGGGTTCTCTTAATAGAGGATTCTAGTAGTTCATTAGAGCTACAATTTTGCCCAGTTATTAATTATTAATTATGTCTAACAACCACGATTATTTAGCAGATAAATTATCGAAAGCGTATCAAGTCTTTTGTGATAAATACAATTTAGACTATGTAAGTGCGGATGAAAATTATCCTATAGAGGGAAATCAAAAGGCTAACTTATGGCTTGAAAGGTTTCTTTTTATTTGGAATAAATTTGAACATACATACTGGAAAAAAAACAAAATGAAATCAAATTTAATTTTTGCTAGACCTCATATAAATAGTGGGGGTAGGTGGTATGACTAACAACCACCATGAGGAGAGTTTAAAAGCTGCTAAACGTGCAGAGATCGAGAGATTGTATTTTGAAATGGAGCTAAATGACGAACAGCTACTAGCAGAATATAAAGCTCTTGATGTTAAAGGAGAAGATAAGCCTAATTAACTTTAGGCTTCTTTCTTTTTTATTTATTTTTTTATTGTTGTTTGTGTATAAATTATGGCGTTTTTCTACAAATGAACCTATTAAGAATTTTTTTGAAATGAATTTTTAACAGGCTCTTTTGAGTCTATTGTCCCAGAATTTTATTTAATTATGAAAGTAAAAAACTTTTCTAATATCCCTATCGAATTTCTTATTGGAAGTTGTATAACTTTATCTGATGAAGATGAGGGTAGAGTCGTTAAACAAGTGTGTATGGATCTTGATAGACATTCTATTATTCTTATTGATGATGAGGGTAATGGAATGTACTGGGAGTCTTTACAGCATGCAGAGATCCAGTTCCAGGGAGGTAGGTAAATGAAAGTAGATCCATTTAAAAACAACAATAGATGGCTTGATGGTCATGTATTTAAAGATCTTATTAAATCAGTACTTGCTGATGAATATTTAACTAGCATGGTTGTTGAAGATTATTTCTCACATCATCTTACAGAGAAGGAAACAACAAACTGGCATAAGACATTTATTTTAGGAGAAACCAATGAGTGAATATCCGTACAGTCTTAATGCTATTGCTAGTCATTTAAAAGAATTATCTTTTGAGTTATCTAAGTTATTAGATATTAGCCATGATGACGCATGGGAAATGTGCATACAAAAACTTGACGATAAGTTTTTAACATTGGATAAGGAGAGTAATGATTCAATGTCCTAATTGCAGCAGCAAATCTTTAGTAGTTAATACTGTTAAGGAAAGACCTGGTACTGCATATACTTGGAGATCCAGGACTTGTAAAGAATGTCGTAAGACTTTCAGTACAAGAGAGTACTCATTGGAAGAACTTGCTAAGTTGATTGATGAAGGCAAGGAATCTATTAATGATTTGCGTGGTCAATGTGATGATTTATTAGCAGACCTTGCTGAATTGATAACCCAGTACAAAACTTCTAATGACTAACGTAGTGAACTTAGCCAAGTATAAATATGACCGTAACAAAGTAATAGATGAGAAGATAGCTAATGCAAAACTGAGGATTTTTGAACTGGAATGTCTTATTGAAGCATGGAGACTGTCAAAGCATGAGTGAACAGGTAAAAATTGAACAGGAAATGCTTGATAGAGGCTATGCTTCAAGACAACGTAAGGTTAAGTTAAATATTCAGAAAGGCAGGGAATCAGAGAATGATTATGCAAGAAGCATGATTGCTGCTGGTCTTGCACCTTTATCAAAAGCCATACAGCAATTTATTGATAGGTCTTGGAGAGGAAAACCAGGACCGAAAGCTATTGCTGCTGTTAAATTATCAGAGTTTTCTGATGTAGATGTTGTAGCTTTTATTGCTTTCAAAGCAATTATTGATGGTACATCACAGGGTAAAACAGCTACACAGATAGCTATGCAGACTGGTCATTTATTGGAAGATGAAATGAGGTTTAGTGTCTTTGAAGAAGAAGACAAGCGACATTTCACTGCTGTTAAAAAACATATTACCGATACAACTCACCCACGTTATAGACGCAATATGATGATAGGTCATATGAATAACAGAGGGTTTGTTTTCAAGAGGTGGGCAGAGGAAGAAAAACTACGCATAGGAATGAAACTATTGGATCTTTTAATTAATACCTTGGGTATGGTTAAGGTTGTATCTAAAAGAATGGGTAGGACTACACAAACCTATGTGGAGTTTACTGAAAGTATTAACGAATGGATGAAGAGACAGAGGGTAAACAGGTTTGCAAGCTATCCAATCTATATGCCTTGTGTAGAACAGCCTATCGAATGGTTAAGCACTACTGATGGTGGTTTTCATACTAAGAGACTGCAACATATCAAAGCTATCAAGAGCAGGGATCTCTCTTACTTGCAAGAAGTATCAGAAAGAAAACCAACAGCGTTTTTTCAAGCATTAAATTGTCTACAGAATACGCAATGGGAAGTGAATACAAGTGTTCTTGAAATTGCTCAAAGCTGTTGGGATAGAAGTATAGAAGTGGGGTGTTTGATAGATGCTGAAACATTACCACTACCACCTAAACCATTTGATATTGATACCAATGAAGATGCCAGATTGAAATGGAGAAAGGCAGCTAGTTTGATCCATGATCAAAATGCCCATGACAGGATGAGGAGATTTCAATGCCTGACTTTGTTAGACACTGCTCTTTATTACAAAGATGCTCCTTTCTATCATGTATGGCAAGCAGATTTTACAGGTAGAATCTATCCAGTAGCTGCTGTTTTTAATCCACAAGGTAATGATTTGTCTAGAGCTTTACATAGGTTTCATAATGGAGCAGCAATTAAGGATGAGACAGCTAAGAATTGGCTTGGAATAGCGGGTGCTAACCACTGGGGTCTTAGTAAAAGTAATTATGAGGAAAGGATAGAGTGGGCTAATACAGAAGGCTTTGCTTTGGCTAATCAAATAGCTACTAACCCAGAAGCAACTGTCAGTATATGGAGCAAGGCAGACGAACCATTTCAATTTTTATCCTGGTGTCTTGAGTGGTTTGAACTGCAGCAGGTAGGCTATGGTTTCGTATCAAAGCATCCTGTCCTGTTGGATGGCACGAACAATGGCTATCAGCATTTTGCTGCCATGACCTGTGATCAAGACCTTGCAGCAAGAGTAAATCTTATGAAGTCTTATGAAGTAAAGGATCTATATGATGAAGTAA